GAACCTGAAGTTCCACTTGAACCATCTGTACCGCTAGTACCTGACGAACCTGAAGTTCCTGATGAGCCATCTGTTCCGCTAGTTCCTGATGAACCTGAAGTACCATCTGTTCCGCTAGTTCCTGATGAACCATCTGTTCCGCTAGTTCCTGATGAACCTGAAGTTCCACTTGAACCATCTGTTCCGCTAGTTCCTGAGCTACCATCTGTTCCGCTAGTACCTGACGAACCTGAAGTTCCTGATGAACCTGAAGTTCCACTTGAACCATCTGTTCCGCTAGTTCCTGATGAACCATCTGTACCGCTAGTTCCTGATGAACCTGAAGTTCCACTTGAACCATCTGTTCCGCTAGTTCCTGAGCTACCATCTGTTCCGCTAGTACCTGACGAACCTGAAGTTCCACTTGAACCATCTGTTCCGCTAGTTCCTGATGAACCTGAAGTTCCTGAGCTACCATCTGTTCCGCTAGTTCCTGATGAACCATCTGTACCGCTAGTTCCTGATGAACCATCTGTACCGCTAGTTCCTGATGAACCTGAAGTTCCACTTGAACCATCTGTTCCGCTAGTACCTGATGAACCTGAAGTTCCTGAGCTACCATCTGTACCGCTAGTTCCTGATGAACCTGAAGTACCATCTGTTCCGCTAGTTCCTGATGAACCATCTGTTCCGCTAGTTCCTGATGAACCTGAAGTTCCACTTGAACCATCTGTTCCGCTAGTTCCTGATTCTCCTGAAGTACCACTTGAACCTGATGTTCCGCTAGTTCCTGATTCTCCTGAAGTACCGCTTGAACCTGATGTTCCGCTAGTTCCTGATTCTCCTGAAGTTCCTGAAGAACCTGAAGTACCGCTTGAACCTGATGTTCCGCTAGTTCCTGATTCTCCTGAAGTTCCTGAAGAACCACTTGAACCATCAACTCCACTTAAACCGCTTGAACCTGATGTTCCGCTAGTTCCCGATTCTCCTGAAGTACCACTTGAACCTGATGTACCGCTAGTTCCCGATTCTCCTGAAGAACCACTTGAACCACTTGAACCTGATGTACCGCTAGTTCCTGATTCTCCTGAAGAGCCACTTGAACCGCTTGAACCTGATGTACCGCTAGTTCCTGAAGAACCACTTGAACCATCAACTCCACTTAAACCACTTGAACCTGATGTACCGCTAGTTCCTGATTCTCCTGAAGTTCCTGAAGTACCACTAGTACCCGATGTTCCTGTTCCACCTGTAAAATTAATTATTACATTACCACTTCCGTTATCTATAACAGAAGCACCTGAAAAAGTCATACCTGTAACGTTTGTTGCCGTTACACCTGACGTGGCATCATAAATTGTAAGAGGGCTTCCACCTCCACCGCTTGTAAATCCAGTTACCTGAATATCCTCACCAAGTGAATTGGTAAGAGTTAAAGTTTGGCTACCACTATTATAAGTTCCACCTGTAATTGGAGCAGTTAAACCTGTAATTGTTATTGTACCGCCAGTATTATTATATAAATCTAAATCTGATGTACCTGAAAAATATGTACCACCCGTAATTTGAACGTCACTACCATAAAATATCCTCCAACGAGCATCTCCTACTGTTGTCCCACTTTGACCTTCAATTGTCGAACCAGTCCAAGCGTTAATAAAATCTCTACCCGCTTGTGAACGGTCATTAACCGATGTTGCATAGTCAGTAACAGTAATTCCAGAGTTACCTGTTAATCCTGTCAACGCATTCCATAGTGTATCATAATTTGGTATTGTATATTGATATACAGTTTCAGTTTCCTGAACAAATACTTGCATACCTAATCTCCTTCTACCTGAAGATATATTATCAGAATTTAACGTTAATACATCACGTGAAAATGCACTTCCCGTTCCTTTCGTGAATTGAATTGGTATTGTATTACCAGAATTTTGAATTGCTCCTGATGTTACACCGTATGTCGACCAATTTAAATCCGAAAGTGAATATACCTCCATATATCCACCTGTTTGGAGTACAGAAAAATTAGTACCAAATGTTGCTGTCCTTGTTACGGATTCAGAACCTGAAAGTTGACTTGCGGTTATAGGATTTTTATATGGAAATGACATGTTGTTTTGTTTATATTAAAAATATGTTTTTATATTATGTTTTAGTGTCCCCCTTAAAGTAGATTGTAACAGACAATGGAGGTGCCACTGGTTGTTCAGCATACGAACCTAACCATAATACTCTATAAGTCCCTGCAGGAATGGCTGCTCCTGAAGTTACGATAACGTTTTGTGTTGATAAACCTGGGTCAGGCGTACCATCATTGATAACATTAGTTGCACATGCACTACCAGTACCAATATCTACCGTCATATTTGTCATTGTACCTCCAACACCCGCCAATGGTACCCAAATTGAATAGAAGTATTGAATACTAGGGTCTACTTGTCCAGGTGCTACCGCGATAGTACCAAACGTATATTGATTTTGTCCACAACCATAAGAATCATTACCCGAACCAGAAACTTGTCTTATTGGTCCTGCCAAAGTTGTAACAGGCGTTAGGAACCCATCAACAGTAGTTGACCAACCTGAGAAATGAGCATAAACGTCCAAATCAGGAGAATAATTTGGTCCTGCGGCCGGAGCAACCTGACCATTAAGCCAATAACCATAGAATGAAACGGCACCATTATCTGACATATATTGACCAAGATTATTAGTTGAACTAACATCACTTGGTTCAGGGAAAATGTAAGCCGAGAATGGTAGATTAGTTGGTGTTGGTGTAGGTGTTTGAGTTGGTGTTTCTGTGTTAGTTGGTGTCTGAGTTACCGTTGGTGTTGGTGTATTCGTTGGAGTCTCAGTATTTGTTGGTGTCTGAGTTTGGGTTGGCGTTTCAGTGTTAGTTGGTGTCTGAGTTTGGGTTGGCGTTTCAGTATTTGTAGGTGTATTAGTTGGAGTCTCAGTATTAGTTGGTGTTTGAGTTTGAGTTGGTGTTTCTGTGTTAGTTGGTGTTTGAGTTTGAGTTGGCGTCTCGGTATTTGTTGGAGTATTTGTTGGAGTCTCAGTATTTGTTGGTGTCTGAGTTTGAGTAGGTGTTTCTGTATTTGTAGGTGTCTGAGTTTGAGTTGGCGTCTCGGTATTTGTTGGTGTATTTGTTGGTGTTTCAGTATTAGTTGGAGTTTGAGTTTGAGTTGGCGTCTCAGTATTAGTAGGTGTTTGAGTTTGTGTTGGAGTCTCGGTATTTGTTGGTGTCTGAGTTGGAGTTTCAGTATTTGTTGGTGTCTGAGTTTGTGTTGGAGTTGGAGTTTCAGTATTTGTTGGTGTCTGAGTTGGAGTTTCAGTATTTGTTGGTGTCTGAGTTGGTGTTTCAGTTGGGGTAGGTGTTTGAGTTTCAGTTGCAGTAGGTGTTGAACCTGCAGTTGCAGTTGTACTTGGTGTTGGTGTTTGAGTTTCTGTATTAGTCGGTGTCTGAGTTGATGTTGGTGTTTCAGTATTAGTCGGTGTTTGAGTTTGTGTTGGTGTTTCTGTAGGAGTTTGTGTTGGAGTCTCAGTATTAGTAGGTGTTTGAGTTTGTGTCGGTGTTTCAGTATTTGTAGGTGTTTGAGTTTGTGTCGGTGTTTCAGTATTTGTAGGTGTGTTTGTTGGAGTTTCAGTATTAGTTGGCGTTTGAGTTTGTGTTGGTGTAGGCGTAGGTGTTGCGTTATACGTATATCCTGTAATAAATGCATAAGTATAAATTGAACCAGGCGCACTAACTATAAGGTTATTAAAAATAGATATTTGAGTTGCGTCGGTATAAACATCGTTTAATACGGTTTGTGTAAATCCTGTTGTTTCCCCAAACGGAATTACAATATTTACCGAATTAAAAATTGGGATTCCCGTTGTTTCTATTTCGTCAATAAATGATATGTTAAGTGCAACATCAGACAATGTTGACGCAGTGGCACCATAACCTGCATAAATTGAACCAGACGAATAGAATGCTTCAAGATTAATTATAACACCAGCGGGTGTGACACTTGGAGTAGGGGTTAATGTTGGAGTCTCAGTATTAGTAGGTGTATTTGTTGGTGTTTCAGTTGGTGTAGGAGTTTGAGTTTCAGTCGCAGTAGGAGTTAACCCAACAGATGCTGTCGGAGAAGGTGTAAGTGTTGCAGTTGTAGTTACCGTTGGAGTTTGGGTTTGAGTTGGAGTTTGGGTTTGAGTAGATGTTTGAGTTTGAGTTGGTGTTTCAGTATTGGTTGGTGTTTGGGTTTGAGTTGGCGTCTCAGTATTAGTTGGTGTTTGTGTATTTGTTGGAGTTACTGTCGGTGTTTGAGTCTGAGTAGCAGTATTTGTCGGTGTTTGAGTTTGAGTTGGTGTTTCAGTATTGGTTGGTGTTTGGGTTTGAGTTGGCGTCTCAGTATTAGTTGGTGTTTGTGTATTTGTTGGTGTAGTCGTTGGGGTTGTGGCAATTGAAGTTACTGATGGTGTTGGTGTAGGTGTTGGCGTTACACACTCAAGGGTTACAACAACCCCATTAAACATGTCTGTTCTTGTTTGTGCGGAATAATAAATTACATTGTCAACATAAACATTAAATGGTCCTAAGGCGTTTGAATTAGATGCTAATCTAACAATATATGTGGTACAACCTGTTACTGTTAATTGTTGTTCAATTTCAGTTCCACATCCAGGTGCATTATTTGTTACTAATATAGAGTAAGTCGACATTCGTTGTTTTACTTAATAAATACCACGACTATCTTATTTGAATAAAAAAAAAATAAAACAGATTATTATAAAAATAAAAATATCTTATATTACACAAGAAGGGTCTGAATATACAATAGAAAAATTACAATTTGCTTCTTGAATATCAATATTGACGACACAAGAAGCCAATTCAATAGTAATTTGGAAAGTACAACCAAAAGTACATTGTAATAATTTAAAAATACTACATCCATTGTTATCCGTTAAGGTTAACATTATCTCAGGAGCAGTATTAAATATTGAAGGTATTGTGTTATTATATTCAACTGTAGGTGGAACGGGTCCTGTATTTATAGTACCAAGTAAAGTTTGATAGTTCCCATATACATCTGATATATAGACATCAATTGGGTATGTACCTCCCGATATTTCCGTTATTCTTACCTGTATCATGTTAAACAAATTGTATCATAAACGATTATCAATTCAATAATAATTTCCTGACCATTTAAACTATTGTTAGTTGGACTTGTTTGAATTATTATTTGATTATTGGCAGAATCTACCGTTATTACACCAATACCAGGTATTGTATTTAATAAACTAACAACTGTATCATAATAATCATTATCACTTGGTGCAACATTTAAAGATGTTGTTGTAAAGAACGTATCACTTGTTGTTATACCTAAAGGATTTACGGAAACTTTAACTGTAAAAGTTGCAGATATTAAACTACAACTTGTATTTCCCGAAGTTAAATCATCAAATCCAACATTCAACATTTGTAACAATCCAAACTTAGTTTGTGATTGAATGTTAAACACTTGAGACCCCATTACATAAGTTTGATAAGAAACATATGCCGCATCACAAGTAATACTGGTAGTTCTTGATAATGAACATCCATTATCATCAACTATTGTTAAATTGTATGTTCCACCTGTTAAACCTGTGACAGTAATTTCTTGTGGGTTATTAGGTATATTATCAGACCAAGTAAATACGAAAGGTGGAGTACCAGATGAGATAAATGCAGTTAACATCCCATCAGAACCTGTACCACAGGAAGTGCTATATAAACTATAATCTAACGGTGAACTTTCCCCAACATATACTTGAGTAGTTTGGGTACAACCCGTACTATCTGTAACGGTAATTGTATGTTGTCCCGATGAAACATTATCAAATGTAATTGCAGATAATGTAGTATCATTTATATTAACTAAACCATCTAATGAATAGTCAAATGGAGATTCTCCCCCATCACTCTTGTTAACTGTGATATAACCATTATCACGATTGCAAGTTGTTCCTGTAGTTTCAGTGGAAATTGTAAAGGTATTAGTAGCATATAATGTAACCTCATCCATATAAAAACATCCCGATTCATCTTGAACCGAAACTGAATATGTTCCCGAAGCTAAATTTGAAAATAATTGAGTGGTTTGATTATTACTAACATTTAATGTATTCCCATTAGGATAAATTAAAGTATAGATATAAGGCGATGTACCTCCAATAACCGAAACAGTTATTGAACCACCATTACTTGAACATGTTGAACCTTGTGTTGAAATACTAACAGACGTTATACCATTTGGTGATGTTAGAGTTGTACCTACCGTGATTGTACATAAAGCTGCATCGGTAACTTGGAAAGAATAATTTCCTGGTGATAATCCAGATATTGACCATGATGTCGGATATTGGACCACCACTTGACCTGTGGATGCAGAATAGTAATAAGGTGCGGTTCCTCCCGTAATTTGAATGGTTAAAACTCCATCGGCGGAAAAACAAGTTGGTTCCGTTGCTGTAAATATTCCCAACCCTATTGGCGGTACATCAACAATTGTTGCAGACTTTGTTGTCACACATCCATAAAAATCTGTGACACTAACAGAGTAATTTCCCGCAGTTAATCCAGTTACAGTTGACCCTGTGGCACTTGTGTTCCAAAGATATGTATATGGTGGACTACCTGTTAAACCAGTAATCATAATTTTACCCATAGCACTACCTCCGCAAGATGAGTTTGGTACCACATATAGTCCATAATCTAATGTATCGGAATCTTCAACGATAAAATTGGCACTTTGTCCTGTACAACCACCCAAGTCAAGAACAGTTATATAATATGTTCCCGCTGTTAGGCTTCCAAATTCAACGGTAGATTGGCTTGTAGTTGCAGATTGAGAAAATACCCCATCTCCATGATATAAATAAAAACTTGTTGAGGAATAATCAGATGTCGATGTTCCTGTAACTGCCCCGTTATTTTCAGAACATGTTGTTCCCATAACTCCAAGAATACTTGCACATACCCCACTTGATACTGGTATATTAATGTAAAATTCACTATTTGTTGGTAGGGTACTATCATTAACCCTAACCGCATATGTTGTGGCGCTTAATCCCGTTTTAACCGCAGGTGATGTTGTAACAATATCAGGTGATAATACAGGACTTAACCATTGTACTGTATATGGTGGAGTACCACCAGTCAAAGTCAAACTAATTGACCCTGAGTTTGTATTTGAACAATCCCCCGTAACCGCTATGTTATAATTAAACACTGACATTATCTAGTACAATTTATATTAATATTTATTCCTACGTTTAAAACTACCGTTTCTTGTAAATTTTGGGAAACACATCCTAAATTAGTTATTGTTAATGTATTACCATTTAAGAAATATGTGTAGCCATAACCATATAAAGTTGGTAGATAATCTATTAAAGCGTTTCTCCACTGCGAATCTGTTGGTACATCATTATAACCATACCCATTATAAAAACTATCTTGAATTATGATTTGGTTATTAATTCTTAAATCAACATACCATTCTGTCTGAACTGAATTTTGATAACATTCATTAAGTGTTAGTCCACTTGATGATAACATATTATTAATTCTATTTGCAAGAATACTATTAAAATCAGATACATTAATATCACCATTTAACCACGGATAAATATAAAATTCAACATACTCTGAATTACATGTGTAATCAAAAATGTTTGATATAATATAACATGGGTCAACAGGTACTGGTATAAACTGACAACCTCTTTGTCTTCTATAAACAAACTTTTGTTTATGTAGTACAGAGTTTTCGAATCTAACCCCGCCATTCCAAATGGTTGTTGCGGGAACCATCTGTTCCACCAACTTAGTCCAATAAGGACCTATACCATTAACGTAATCGATTAACTTTTGATACGTGTACTTGTTGTTGGGCAACCCGACAGTTTGTTCTGATTCGATGTATTTCCACCAAATAGATTGTAATGTAGGATAACCACCCGTTTTACCATCAGAGATGTATTGTCTGTTTCGAGTGTTAATCATATTCTGCCAAAAAGTTTGAGAGAATTCAAAGAATGTTTTCTTCTTAGGCTTAGGGTCAACATATGTCCAATCAACACCACCTGGTACAGGATAACCAACGGTTAAACCTGATTCAGGAATTGGGTAATCATATCTTCTTGATTGGTCCCAAACATCATAAACAAGACCTTGGGCCGGATTTAAGAATATGTCAACGTTCTTTACGTTTAATACTAATTTTTCATTATCGATAAAGTAGTATGCATTGTAATCTCCTTGAGTTGAAACTCTAATTTTATCATCGTCCGCTAACCATGATTTATTATTATCAACAACTTTTTGAAGTTTAAATCCTTCCGTCATATAAGGGAAGTCCCTAAATCTATTCAAATAAGTCTGACCGTAAGTAAACGGTTGTAATTGTGTTTGGATACTAAAGTTTTGTCCTGTGTAAACATTTCCCGTAAGTACAACATTATCAGGACTTCTATGTGATGGTGTAGTTTCATACCAACCAGCACCAATTTGGAAGAAGTATGTTTCCGTATTGACAGGAGCTTTTGGATATCCTTCAAAATCTATAGGGTATGCTGCTAATGTTATATTAGTATCAGTATATGTTGCGGTTTCTGTAAATGCAGTATAAATTTGTCCATAAATACTATATGTTTGACCTACAGCATAAGATGGTGTTTCTTGAACGTAAGTACCACCTGAAATTTGAGCCCATTGATTATAGAACTGGTCAAGATTAATTTTTTGGTCAGCCAAATAAATGTGTTCATTATATTCAATTAGTGAATCAGGTGCTCCAATCAATCTTAATAAAAATTCAACAGACCTTCTCGTACCTTTTGATTTAAAAAGGTATGAGGCATTAAGAATTAAATTTCTATAATATGCATAGTTTAATTCTGTTGGCGTTAAAGCTCGAGCATAACCAGGATAAGTTGGTGTCGATGTATTACCAAAAACAGATGATAAGAAATCCTCATTTGTAATTGGTGAAAAATTAGATGACCATCCTAATGTTTGAGATAAATTAGCCAATAATTGTGAAGGTATATCATTTGATGGATTATAGTTTACAGAATTCATGTAAGCCAACCCTTCGATAAATTGTTTTATTTGGTCAAAACTTCTACCGTAAATTTGGAATATCTTTTCAACTTTTCTACCCAAAGTATCAAATTCTTTTAAAGAATCTGAAATTAAGAATCTTGAAATTAAATTGGTCTTAAACGAATCCAAATTAACCGCAATTGCTTGGATTTGTTCCAAGTATGAGTCAAATAAGAATGAACTAATATCTAAGTTCCAAGGACCATCTTTTGGCCAAGTCACTTGTTGATAATCCGTATATGTTTGACCAAATTCATTTTGTTGTGGTACTTGAAATACCGCAGTATATTCAGGTCTAACTAATCTATTAAGTAAGAATTTTTCAACCTCATCAAAACTTTCTTGAAATATTTTGTCAACAATATAATCATTTGGTCTGATTTGATATTCTTGTTGGATTGTGGTTGCCGTTGTTCCAAATGGTGAACCAGAAACGTAAAATGTAATATCACCTGATGTTAATGTGGTAGACGGAATAAACGCCAAAACCTTATAGATATTATCATCAATGCTAACACAATAATCTAAATAAGTGTTGTTAAGATTTCTATATGGCGAAACATCTAACTCTCTCAATGTTAAGTTAGTTGACGCACTAATAGAATAATCAATATCAAATGGATTTTTTATTCTATCAACATTAACCTTGAAATATGTTTCATCATTTTGAACATCATAAACAATATCATAAGCAGTATTACCTGTTGAGAAATCACTATTAGTAAATATAATATCTAAAGACGCTGGGAAATAATTAATAACACGAGTAATTGAAACCCTAAATCTTTCAGATAGAGAACCATACATCGAAAAGTTAAGAACTTGAGTAATATCAAAGTTTGGATAAACTCTAAATTGAGTTGCAAGTATTCTTCGACTCTCTTCAACACTATCAATATTCATCATATCCAAAGTCATTGGTTCTGAGAACGCTCCGACATTGAATGTACGATTAACTTTTTCTGTTACTCCTGTTGTAAACTCAAAATTACCTTGCGTAAGTCCTCCACCCTCGACAGTTTGTAATCCTACAATGTTGTCAGAGAAAGTCCCCCCGCCATTACCTGGTCTTGGTGGATAAAAGTATTTAGTATTTGTTGTGTTTACTGCCATTAACCAGTTATGTTTGTAAAGTTTTTACTGAAATCAATATTATTACCTCTACTTTGTCTAACCTCATATAACAATGCATTAAATTGGTCTCTAATTTCATACAAGTTGTATTGTCTGTATATGTTATTTTCAGAGTCATATATTGTATAAACACCATCATCAATTGATTTGGTTTGATTACCATAAAGAGCAATTGCAAGAGATGATACGTCGTATTCAACCATTTCAACTTCCAAAGTAATTGGGTTAAAAAATGTATTTGAAATAATAATGTTTTGATTTGGCTGACCAATAAATGGTGTTGCGTTTGGATTGTTAGTTGGGGATGATGATGGTGATAAAGTCAAGAATATTAAATTTGAATTTCCATCAACATATCTATATCTAATTGCTTTTTGTGTTGTATTTGTTTGGTTTGTCACCACAGGTTCACAAAAGAACGATGATGTAATAACTCTAAAGAAATTTGGTATTTTTGAACCATCAGGATTTAAATATTCAACTCTAAATCCAACCAATCCTTGTGGAACAAATTTATTTTGATATTGTGTTGGAACATTTGAAATATCAATCACAATTCCTTTTACGTTTGGCAAAGCACTTAACACACCACAATCAGTAATTCTTGTTCTGATTTGTGCGGGTCTTAAGTATAGTGTGTAAATCCCAAGAGCGTTGAACTGCTCAGCAGGTAATGTTAAGTTGTATAATCCACCCAAAACCTCAACACCAGCGTTTCCACCTGTTTCTGTGTTGTTGAAATAAGGTTTAAGAATTGTTTGTGCATCAAGTTGTGTTAGGACGAAATTACTCGTAACATCCCTTGATGGAGTATAATTTAATATAATCTCTACGTCTTCAGGTGAAACGTCTGAAGGTCTAATTGTGCCGTATGAACCGATTGCCATATCTTATTTTATCTTATAAATAGTTTAGTTCTTTTTTTCAACGTTAAAAAATCCATATCCGTAATTAATCATGTCACCTAAATTGTCAACCTCCCCTAATCTTTGGATTCTTTCGTATGCTGAATTCTTTCCTCGTTCAACAAAAACATTTGTTTGTATTTGTGGTTGGTCAATAACTTTGATTAAAACTTCCTCTTTTGTTATTGGTCTTTGTGTTAAATTATTCTCTGTAAATCCTGAAGATTGTTCAAAAAATATTGTTGTCCCGTCTATGTAATCATAGTAATCAACCAAATTAACTGTATAGGCGGTGAATGTTGTTGCAGTATTAGTTATCGCCCCCCATATTTGACCGTTCTTAATAACGGGAACTCCAACTTGGAATTTTAATGGTCCATACATCGCCAACTCATTAAGTTTGGATTTTGTTAAACCTGAAACCGTAAATGGAACCGTTGTAAAATTATTTGATGTTTGAGCAGATACTTCGTTAACGGCATCTCCTGAAAATATGTAGTTATAACTGATTGGAGTTTCAATCCAATTACCACCCACAGGAATAAAAAACGCTTCACCATTTGGGTTATTAATGACCACATCAGAAAATGGTGTCGTGATTGTTTTGGAAACTCTTGTAATTCCCCACGGATTTGTTTGTTCCAATGTAATTGTATATTGAGCAATTGCAACAGGATAAGTGTGTACGATTGAATTGGGTGTGTATGAACTAATGGTTTGCGATGGCGTCCCATCACCCCAACTAACCTTATAAGATGATAAATCAAGAAATTTTTGAAACTCACTTGATGTATTATACACATTATAAACATATGGGTTTGAAGTTGTTGATGAGAATATAAAATTGGCAACCACATCTTTCTGTAATACCGCTCCATCAAATGGACTAAAGTAACCAACGTCAACCGCAGTTTGTCTGAATAAAATTGGAATTGTAATTCCTGATAATATTGAACTTCCATTTGGTCCCGCAGTCAATACTTGGGTCATCCCCGAATAAACACCAGTCGTTTCACCAGTATAAGTTGGTCCAACGTTTTCACCTTGCATATTAACAATAAACAAGTCACCCTTAATTGTTTCAGGTGATATTATAATATTATAAAAATCTTCCATTATGGGTTAACATATTCATACCATTTTATGGGTTCCAATGTACCCGCCCTTTGAGCATCATTAAGATATATTGTTTGATTTGGATTCATGTTGAATATTTGATAATCATGTTTTTCATAATTTAATTCAACACGATAATAAAAATATTGTGAACCATCAAAGATATATTTGTTACCAGGTAATGATGATTGTGGCATATTCATCATCTTTGTAAAGTATCCATTTTTTGCATCATAGAACTTGGCAGTCATATAAAATGTTTTGATATCCAAAAATGTTCTTTTCTTTAACCAATAGATAAAGAAACCTTCTTTGTCTCCAACATAGTCCAAAACAAAATATGGTTTTTTAATACTAACAGGTGTCGTCTGCATGATTGCGTCCATCTTTAACCCTTGTTGTGTCGGTATAATAATTGTTATATAATTGGTCTGTCTTTTTTCATCAACATTGTCATACAAATCCAATTTAAAAAATGAATTGGTAAAGTTGTTTGTATAATAAAAAATCTCTTGAGTTGTAAACCCTTCCACCTGATAATTGGACTTCCAATTTGTAGCATCATTTAAAGAACCTCCTGAATAAAAATTAAACTCATATTTAATATCCGTTGGTTCAGTTGTTGTACCTGTCAAAGGTGCATGAGCAAATCGAGTTACCTCAAAATCTCTACCAACACCAATAACCTCAGTAATGATTTTACTTTCGTATTCATCAATACTTTGGTCCAACCCAACATAGTCCCACGTTAACTGAATGGGGATTGTAAGTTGTCGGTCAACAAAACCGTCTAAATTAATTTTAACTTTATTCACACTCATCAAACAATGGCTTAATTGGGTACTGAACCCCTAAAGAGTTATAGTTTATTCCTTCAGGTATTAATCTAAAGATGGCTTCTTGATATGGATATTGAGCGCTGTTCATAAATGGGAAATCAACACCCCTTTCAAGGTTATCCTTAAACCCATAAGTATATATGTCTCTCCATCTAAACGATTGGTCGGCAGAAGAATAAAAAGAATAGAAAGGCACATTTTCAACTTGTTCCGCAACCGCAGTCTCAACATAATCAGAGAAAACTCTAATCCTCATTGATGTGTGGGGTTTGTAATAAAATCCAGGACTATTTGTTGAATATGTTTCAGTAGTTTGAAATACGTTTTGATTGTAATTCAGTTTTTGATAGTATGGTGAAATAACCCTTTCAATTTGGTTATAATCATTCCACTCACAAAAGTCACCATCAATTAAATCATCTTTTTTTAAATCTTGATTATAATAAAATGTTTTTGTAACACCACTAGTCAAAGTATAATTTGATGTTTGTATGTTTGTATCGGAATAAGTATTTTTTAAATCCCACCAAGAACTTATTGGCCTTGTCAAATTAAACTCCCAACCTTGTTTTAACCCTATACCATTATTTGGTTGATTAAAATATCCCGTATATCCTTTATTAATAATAGTTAAAAATAATTCACTAACAGGTCGTTTTTGATTATCCAACACTCCATTTAAATCTAAATCGTAATTGACCGTAACATTATATGAATTACTACTAGTCTTTTGAGATATTCTTGAAATTTGGTTTGGTGTTATTGAACTATATTCAAATTTTCTCTCTTCGTTAAATAGATTCTTTTCAAACGCATTTTTAACCATAATACAATCTCCAACATTTGTTAAAATTTTATGTTCCCTCACATAATATTTTGACTTTGTTTCCAATAAATTATCAGGATTAATAACTCTTTTAAATGTTCCCGTAACTCCATTGGCAAATGTGGTACCCGTATATCCAAAATTGAATAGGTTAAAAACGTAGGGGTCACTATCTAATTGGTTATTACCCAATGAATAAACTTGGAATAAATTTAATTGATTATAAAAGAAAGGTAATTCAACATACTCACCAACAGTTAATCCGTGTGGTGCAATACATTGAAATCTAATAACATTACTACCATTTTGAGTTCCATTAATAATTGAAAATGGAATACCTTCGGACGCATACCAATCATAACTACTATTATTTAATGTGTATGACATTTGTTTTAAATAATTGTTACTTTGAGCATAACTAATATAATATGTCCAATTGTATGTGTAGGCACTTTTTGCAACATAATTAATATGTTGGTCAGATATGTTAGGCCTATAAAAATCAAATTCATAATATTGTGGAAATCCTTTCCATATAGTACTAACAAAAGATTGTTCGGGATTAACATAATATAAAGTATTTCTAAATGGAACATATTCAGTAGTACCTGTATATGTGTTACCATACAAATAATTAACTTTGAATGTGGGTCTGAATATACCACTACTTTGTCTTTCATCATCAAATACTTGAGCCAAACTAATACTTTGACTTCGGTCATATTCAACCATTTGTTGACTCTGTTGCTCTAAAGTAATAGTGATATCTTGGTCAACTGATGGAGCCGCCTGATATTCCTGACTACTCGGTATAATTGTAAACTTATTCACCTACAGAATATTTTGTTTTAAATTTATCTAACGCAGTTAATCCTTTATTTACTCCAAAATAAAAATGGAATGGAGCGCTAACTAAGAATTTATTTGGATAAGTTCCCGCATTGTAAGAATATGAACCATTAGGGTTTACATTAAAGATATAACCTCTTTCGTATATATCACTTACTTGTGAATTTGACCCAATAAAATAACTTGGCGACCCAATATTTCTTCTATCTAATGATTGATAGTTATATCCAAAAATACCTGAAGTATTAATATTTGATGATTGATTTGTAACCCAATCATTGTATTGTGAACCAAAAATACTTTGTATTGATGGTTGATTTAATCCCCACTGATAAAACGGTACATACTGAGATTTAATACCATAAGGATATGTTATAGCATTTGCATTATTTGATGGTCTAAAATCAATAACTCCAGGCGTTAAGAAGTCTTTGTTTTGTAAATCAACTGTGGTAGAAGAAAAGAAAACACCCATTGTTGGGTCATCAAGTCCACCCAAAATAACAACAGGGTCATTACTTGTACCATAAACACTATAAAACTCAGGTGAAAAAGGTATTACACCATACTCAGAATTAATTGACATACTTTGAGCTAAATCACCATCAATTCTTCTATCGGGTCTGGTAAATAATTGATTCAATCCATTATTACCAAAAGTAAAAAGTTGAGCCAAATATCCTTCGTCTGTAATACGAGATATAACAAATAAATTTACCAAATCTGAAGTATCCGAATAACTTGTTGGATTTAATGTATTCATTATGTACCCTTTAGCTGACGGGTCAAAAATTATTTCTTGATAAAAATCATCTTTAATACCCAAATTAACAATTGTTGTTGGGAACAATAAATTTCTGTCATTAACGGGGTTTATTAATCCAAGAGTTGGTCTTCCAATAAATCTTGGTGATGTTGTTCCTGACAAATAAGGTGAACTTCTGTAATAGAAGTTATTAGTCTTATCATCAAAATAAACAAGTTCTTTGGCAAACTGAGGTGGTAATGGTTTATTTTGTTGGTCAAAATAAGTATCAACTTGTATTGGAAATGTGTATAATGAACCATTTACCCAATTGTTGGTAAATGTTTGAGATAAAACACCTCGACATAACCCATAGAAAAATCTAAATCTAAATCCCCACTCACTAAACGCCCTTAAATCTTTTTGTAAATCTGTCCAAGGATTAACCGCAAAAACATAACACCCATTTTGAACTGAATCACTACTTTGACATCCCGCAGTAACACCAAAATTAACACTATTACCACTATAACAATTAAGACCAACCATTCTCTCACAAGTACTTAATGACTCTAACACATTGACACTAGCAAGTTGACCCTCAATATCAGCATTAACTTGAGATGCACCTGTATCGTAACCACTTACATTAATGGGTGCTCCTTGTCCACCAATAATATAAGCAGAAAATCCTACGTTTTGTTGTAATAAACTAACACTACCATTTATAACACCACTATCGATATAATCAGATGATGGTAATCTGTCAGTTCTCATAACATTTCTTGAAGAATTGACAATGTTCAACGCACTTGAACCCGTTAATGTTGGATATAAAATTGGGCTAAAGTATACCCTACTCGGTGGGTCATTATATGCCTTATAAGAGAGCAACGGGAATATCACATTTAAAATAATAGTATTTAAAACTAATGGAGTTAACTTTAATATTGCACCACCCGATAAATCCTCGGCGGTATCATACTTACTAACCGATATTGCGGATGAATAATAATCATTCGATGTTTTGGTTACCACACCATTAGCTATTCCATATGACGGACTTTTATCAATGAATACTGTTGCTGGTACAAAAACATTACCAAATGTTGGACCTGAATTAATAGTTCTATCGGGAGTTGTTGAATCTAATGCCCCATAAAATCCAACATTACTTGTGGTGTATGAAGAAAATTGTAAACCAGGTGTTGTTGAACCTACCACACCAGGACTATAAACATAAGATGAAAAATAAATATTATTTTGAACGTTATGTTGTGGAACAGTAGTTACTGAACCTGTTGGTAATTTTTGAACAGGTATATTCATTTTTGTTGTTGCCGTAATGATTACGTCGTTTTCATTTGGGTATCCCAATATCTTACCAATACCATATTGATTAATTAACGTTGGGGAATATGGGTCAACCCCTCTTTGTAAAATTAAAATTTTTGAGTCAGAAAAATCCGCAAAATTACTTATGGCTAAATTTTGTTGTGCTCCATCTTCAAGCCACCCATCACTACCTAAATTGCCTTTAACTTCTTTATAAATTTGAACTGAGCTTGGTGCAGTTAAATAGTTCCAAAACCCAACACCACTACCTAAATTAGGTATTGAATATTGTGGTACACCATTAACAATATTTGTTGTAATTGTAATAGCAGTAAGTACTTGATAGTATTCAATATCTGAAGGATATACATATCTTTGACAACTTTCACCAAAACTAACTACCGTATATTCTGCAGTACCACCTAAATTAGTTGTACTTATACAATTAACATTTGTTATTGTATGAGACCCTAATGTTAACGCACTATAAATAACAATCCCCCCATTACAAGTATTATATGTCACCGTACCTGAAGTAGTAACATCTATAGTAATACTATCAACACACTCAGTTGTTGCACTTGGTATAGTATATAATGTAGTCGATTCCGTAGTTTGACTATTATCTGTTGGAATTGCATATTTTACTTGAGTAGTAAATTGGTCAGTTTGAATTCTACCATTTATTCCTTGTAACACTGAACCACCAGTAGTTCCTGTCCACAAATAATTTTTATCTGTGGTTAATGATGGATTCACAAAAGTTAATAGAGTACCTGGTTCAAATTCTTCAGGTGATAATATAGTTAAAGTATTATCATAATGATACAAACCTACAGGATTATTTACATCTGAAGCAAAAGTAGCTTTTATTCTATTAATCCCTTGGAAATATTTATTTCTAACATTAAAAGTGTTTATCCTTTCTCCTGGTGTTATTGTTTTTGAAACAGCAAATCTTCGAGTATTATCGCTGTCAGGAAATGTAACAATAGAACTCACACCATTTTTGTATGCAGATGGATTAGTATTACTAGAACCAAATCCTGCAAGTGCCTCACTTAAAATTTGAGCATATAATGAATTGTTCGCTTCGTAAGTATCATCACTTGGAGATTGTGATGTTGCCCTTTCTTGAGCCTTAACTAAATTTTCATAATATGCCGATGAATTAGATAATTGACTAACTAAAAAAGACTCAGTGGCGTTTGTAGAAGACTGTAGAATCTCTGGGTCACATTCACAAGCCTGACAATCGGGATAAGTCACCATTGGTAATTTAAAAGGTCCAAACCTTAGTTGTTCAATGAATTTTTTTATTTTCTTTGCTTTAATTAACAAAATTGTCCATACGGTCAACTGTAGTACCGCAGATACTACCCCCGCAATACTAACACCAAAAGACGCAATAATTAACGCAATATAAACCGCAACCAAAAATCCAAACGCAATAACGTTTTTAATAATCCACCCAATTAATGCAATAATTAAAGGTTTCGCATAATTTTCTAAAATTGCCGCAGCAATATGATAAACAATTAATAATGGGATACCAATTATTTGAACCAATTGCATTAAAATTGCAAATAGAAAGAAAATAAAATCAAAATTTCTAAAACCTTCATTTACAGGAAATTTATTAATAGTACTTTCACAATCTTGACTGTCAATTTCTTTAATCCCAATAAACCTACCTCTTCCACCATTTTTAAATTCATCAATTAACCCTGAAACCGTGTAAACTTTATTAAAGTCAAATTGATAAAAAGTATCATCACAATTTATTGCCGCTTGAGTATTTGTGTATCCGGTCCAATCTAATCCAAAATAATATGAACCAGCCAATTCTGCGTTAGACGATGGGTTAAATTGTAAATTTGGGTCAATTACCGAACTTGTCCATCCATACTCTTTAATATTTGGAACTAAAAAATATGGTCGTCTTGTTTGTTCAGTTAATGCCGTTGGTTGAGTCCATTTAATTTTAAATCTATATTTTGCCTTAGTTGGAATACCTATTGTTGGGTCATTTGATATAACTCTTTCACCAAATTCATTAGTTATATAATAATCTAAGTTCATTGGTAATTCAGTTAACCAAACACCATCACCATCAATAATATTTCCAGATTGTTCTAATTGATATTGTTCCAGTATTGGATTACCAATAGTATCTTGTTGGATGGTTTGTCTAATTGCTAATATTTGTCCAGGTCCTGATTGTAAACTACAAAGATTACCCATATCATCTTTAGGTTTTGCATTTCTCCTAACTCGGTAAGCGTCTGAAGTGGAATAAATTGAACCCATAAAAACAGATGTTGGTTGTATATTAACATTTGCCTCGTCTCTCAAATCAAAATCAAGACGATTAATGGCAATGTCACAAATATCAGGGTCACCCCAAAGTGGTGATATTTCAATACCTTTAACCAAATTAATAATTTGAGGTAATGAATTTAAATCTGTTGATGTTCTAAAACGATTACCCGCAACTTGAGCTTCAGTTGCAAGACCCATTCTAATTAAATCCTGTGGTGTCAATGAAAACTCTCCAATATCAGACAAGTCAACATCCATAACAACAGTTTGAAACCCTAATGGTACCCCCATTATCATGTAATCCCCACTATCATTTGTTTTGGCCGTGAACTTATAATATCTGTCATATATTTCAACAGCGGTTGTTCCTGTCAGAGCATCCAATCTTGATGGTATTGTACCTGTTGCTGCGTGAACAGAATAAGATTTTTCATAAGGTAATAAGTTGTACCTATATCCATCTTCATTTTTATCTGAAGGTGATTTATATGGGTATATACTTGAAATAATTGGGTTTGATTCATCTACCGTTGTAATAGGTATGAATATTGACACTCTTGCGTTTGGTAATCCAAAACCATTGTTAGCGGTAACCCTACCAACAATAACTCCATAATCGGCACAACTTCTTATATAGACATCTTCTTGTTGTATTTTTAAAGATAAAATCTCTAACTGTTCAAACTCTTGGTCTAATTGTACGTTGATTGTTTTGTTAACCCCTAATTCAGTCCTTATTCTATATGATTGACCCATTAATGTCTTTAGTTAATAAATAGTTTATGCGGGATTTTTAAAGTGAACCCACACAATTAAATAATAATCCAAAGAAAAAATAAATAAACTTGTTAAGAAAAAGTAATTGATTGGAAGTTCTTAACCGAAACTCTAATGTCTTTACCTGGATATCTAATCTGATACACTTGTGATGGTTGAGCAAATATGGTATCATCAACAGGACCAATAAGTTTTAATTCTGGGTCTGAGTATTCCATAGAGGTTTCTGCCGATGAATATTGACCACCAACTTCATTAAACACATCTAAAGTTGAAACGGTTAATACCCCATTTGTATTTTGAATAATACTTCTAATCTCGGATAGATAAACATTCTGACCTAATTGTCTTGATAGAGGGTTAAAGTATGCAGATATTTTATCAATAACACTTGAAATAACTTGTCCTGAGTTTTGAGCTGAATCTAAGACAATCGCAACATCAACACTCAAGTCAATAACCTCAGCACTGAATATTGAAATATAATCATTCATCATTCGGTAGTTTGATAAATAATTTGCAATGTTTTGTCTTAAAGTATTTGAAACAATATTGGTTAATTTACCTGAAGTATCGTAAGATAAAATTTGAATTAAAATTTTATTATCATTTTCTGTTATAGATACTTTTGCGGGTGCTCCAAATTGAGCTGGCATGTTTCTAATAATTGATTCGTAATCCTGTACGGTAACCGCTCTCTTTTGAGCTGCAAAATTAAATGATACATAGTTTCTAATTTCCTCTAATGATGGAATACCCGCTCCACCTACCGCCGCAGTTACGTTAACACATCTTAATGAATTAACTACCGCTGAGTTTGTTGTCTCAGATGGACCATTAACAAAGAATGAAACAGTACCAATTTGATTGATTACGTTTGTTCCTAAGTTTGTTGCCAATCCACCACCAACTCTATATTGAATGAACAATGTTGAATTTGGTGTTAATGTTGAACCTAATGAGAAATTGTTAGAATATTTTTGAAGTTCTAATGTTGTACCTAAAGTTGTGAACTGGTTCAATTGGTCTTGTGCGGTATTGGTACCACCACCAAATGTCATTTTCTTAAATCCTTCAGGTGTATATTCGGTAATAAATCTATCTTGAGTTTGGATATACTTACCAACTTTAATACCAGGTTGGTCAGAAACTTTTGCAGGGTCTTCAATAAAGACTCTATCTTCAGCCAATGCATCCACTTCATACCATCTATTATCAACACCTAAAAACTCTGCAGTTGTTGGTGTGTTTGTATATTGTGTACCATTCTTTAATAATACACTTGTAATGCCTAACACATTTTTTTCAGGTAAAAATAATTCAAAGAATGGTTTAACATCATTTGCACCAATAACTCGTTTGAATACCTTTGTAATACCATTTACAACAATTTCTCTTTTTGTGATTGTATAATTAACTAAAATATTATTTGAGTTAAAGTTTGGTATTTTTAATCTATTGGGAAAACCTTGAGAATTATATGGTGAAGCAAAATCAATGTCATAAACATTTTCAAAAACAATTCCGGCTCCAACAACTTGTGAACCTCTTGTCAATGTTCCAAGATATCTTTCATCTTCTTTATCACCAAAAGCAGGGACTGTAATTGAGAAATCAACTAAAGCAACTGATGGTCTTTGTCCTGGTAATTTTAAACCGTAGGTTCTGGCTATGTTATAAACTGATGACCTTTGTTGAGCATATTGTAAAACAGTCTCCTGAATACTTCGGTCAATGTTATAATGTAAGTTGTCCGCAATCGCGGCGTTTAAATCAATGAATACGGAGAAGACCGAAGCATCGTTAAAGTCTTGGATTAAGTCAGGATAGTAAGTTTTAGTATAATTCAAGAGCTCGGTCCTGATTGACTGATAATCCCTAGATGCGTATGATATTCTATTATTTGCCATTTGTATTAAATATTTATAATTACAAAATCACTCTGAGCATATGTTGAACCATTTGTTGAGTAATCTAATCTTATTTTTGCTGTGTACTCTGAAGTACCTTTGCCAGGGAATCGGTAAATTGACGATTCGCTTGTTCCTACAACGTTTTGACCTGTGGCAATATCCACTTCTTCCTGTGGGTCAGCAGGTGTAATACTTAAACTATTAACCAATAAGTTTGGCATAAAAGTTTCAATTGCATCTCTGATGTCAGATTCAATAGCGTCAAAGGTAATACCATCAAAAGGCTCAAAAAGAAATTCATATAATCTTGTACCAAATTGTGGTAAATAATATCTTGAACCCTTCCTTGTCAACAATAACAACATCAAGTCAGCTTTAATTTCTTGTGACTCTAATTCCGTTAATTGTAAGTAATCCCCCCTAAAAGAATCTCTGAAGGGAAAATTTATACCATATGTAACACCATTAGCCATTGTTTATAAATATAGTAGTATTTCCTTTTTTGTGAGCAGGAAAATAAGGACAATGTCTACAACCTGAACCACAACAAGAACCTCTTTCTAAATGGAATTCTTCGGTAAAGACATATTTTCCATCTTCCATATAAAATAAAGAAGGGAGAAGTTTTACCTTCCCCCCCTTATTTTTATTGTTATTATTAATATTACTTGATTTCACAAGCTCCACCAGCACAAGCCAATTCTCCGCTCAAATCAGTGTTATCTTGTAACTCAATAACTTTACTTAAATCAATTGAGTGAAGTTTTGCAAATAATCTTTCAAATTCTTCTTCAGTACAATCTTCAAATGGTGCTTGAATATAACTACCACCATCATAAGGTAATACAGATAATCCATTATAGAAATCTCTGTTTTCCCACATCCAATCTCCTGCTAATTCCCAATCTTCAGCCTTTAAACTGATAGTTGCAGATACGTTGTGACTGTTTGAACCAGTTCTGTGACCAGGTCTAACCCACTCTTGTGTAATTTTCTTAACACGTTCTAACAATTGGAAAGGACTTTCAGTTCTCAAAATTGCCCCTTCAGGTGCTTTTTGTGGAACCGAAATAACCGCTGTGTCATGTGGACGGAAGAATTCATCTTCAACTAGTTCAGGGTGATTTGTCACCAAGTAATTGTAGATTGCCTCATTCTTACCAACACGTACTCTACGGATGTAGTAGTCGTTGTGCCAAGCGTGAATACCTGATGATGTTCCCAACGTCAATGAAGTTGTTCCCGCAGGTTTTACAGTTGTCATACGAGCTGATTTGTTAATACCAATCAATTCAGCAACTCTTGTATTTTCTTCTTTAACCGCTTTCGCAGCTTCTTTCATATTATATCCTAAAACTACACCTGAACCAATACCTGTCATAGATACACCAATCAACGCATCTTTCTCAGTTGTTCTTCTCCAAATGTCTCTCAAGTAATGGAAGTCAGTGTAACCCGCTTGAAGTGTTCCAATGAACGCCGCAGCTTTAACACGAGCATTTAAGTCTTCTTGTGATTCAATGTCAGAAACATTTACCTCACATAAGTTACAGAATTGGTTTGGTCTCAATGCGATTTCACAACATGGGTTTGTTCCCCAATCTTTATCGTTTGTAAAATAGATACCAGGTTCACCTGCTCCTGACGCTTCAACACGTTTCCATAAATCCATGAAGAATTCTTTTGTAATCTTGTGTCTAACAAGTGCTGCTGAGTTGTTTGCTCTACCTCTTTGTGGATTTTTTTCCCACCAAGAACCTGATTTACAAGAAATCATTTCGTTGTCGTCAGCACTAAATAAAGAGATAAGTGCCGCTCTACGGATACCACCAGCTAACACAGCATCTGCAATATGACAAACCATATCATGAACTTCAATTGGTGTTAATTTTTCACCGTCTTCTTTTGAGTCCAACATACCTTTTAATTTATGTATACAATCTTTCAAAGGTTGAGGGCCTGGTGCTTTACCACCTGATGTTACAAGTTGAGCTCCTTTTGGTCTGATGTCAGAAAAATCAAATTCAGGTGTTGATAACTGTTCTCCAAAATAAGATTTGAACAATACTTTAATTGCGTCTGCCCATCCTTCAATAGAGTCTCCGATTAAGAATCGTCTTGACCTATTTGATTTTGGTTTTCTAATCTCAGGTAATTTTTCAACATGATGTTTTTGAACTGAATACCCAACACCTGTACCACCTAATAATAGGAACATTGACTCAGCAAATGCATCCAAGTGGTCGATAGGTAAGTAAGCACAGTTGTAGATTCTGTTTGGAGAAATCTCAATTGGTTTACCACCAAATTGCATTGACCTCATTGAAGGTAATACCTTTTTATCATATACCATTTTGTATACTTCTTTAATCTCATTTTTTAGAGATGGGTATTTTTTAATATGCATTTCCATATTACGGGTTACCAATTCTTCCCATGTTTCTCGTCTGTTTAATTCTGGTACAAATTTAGCGTACTTCATGTAAACGGTTAAATCTGACAATATTTTTTGTGATGCGTCCATAATTCTTGTTTATTTTAATTTATATTATTGTTTTTGTTCTTCTCTTTGTTTTCTTTTTTCTAAAAGTTCTTTAACTCGGTCACGTTTTCTTTCTTCTTGTTGTTCCCCAAAACCTAAGAAGGTTACAGATGACTCTGTATCGATTTCAAGTAGTTCGTTGTTGAACTTACAGTTCTCAAACACTACCCCATCTTTACCAATACGTGATTTGGTAATAGCAATTGTTGCCAAGTTCATTTCTTTTTGTTGTAAAGTTTTAGCCACGGTAATGATAACGTGTCCAACTTGTGCTTTCTTAATAGAACCACCCATTTGGTCAGTAGTAACAACCTCAGAAGATATAGAGCTTCTGTTACCCTGTGTTGCTGTCCATCCAACTAATGATAGTTCGTGACACATTGATTCAAACCCTCTCATTACTGAACCCTCAGCTTTCCACTCATCTTTACTTGTACTTTCAGGAACGACACAATCAATGTAGTCCAAAAGAACCAAGTCAATCTTTGTACCGTCAGCAATCATTTTTCTGATTTGGTTTTTGATTTGGTTCATTGTCATTGAATCTGAAGGAAGTTTTTTCATAATTAACTCATTCTTCATTGTTTCTTTGATGTCTGTAAGTTTAGCCATAACCTCTTCTTTGTGGTTTACCAAGTTGTCTGGTTCAATACCTGTCCAAAGTGTGAAGTGTTTACGTTGTACAATCTTTGGGTTGTCCTCAAAAAATATTTGAAGAACATTATATCCAAGATTAAACGCAGTGTTCGCAATCTTTGTTAAGATGGTAGTTTTACCGACACCTGTGGGTGCTAAGATAACACCAATTTCTCCTTTAGCCAAACCACCTTTAAGTAATCTGTCAATACCTGGTATTCCTAATGGAATTGGGTGTCTAAAATCTTCATCAAGTACTGTGTCAAGGTTAGAAAATACATCAGTTGTACCCGTGTCTTTTTCCCCAACCTGTAATGCTTCACGAACCAAACTCTCAACCTTGTCATAGGATTCAAAGTCTCCTTCGGTAATAATCTTTTGGGCTTTGTCCATTGCCTTTTGTAGTTCTTGTTGTTTACAGAACTTTAAAGCCTTTTCTTGAACAAACTGAGTCCCTTCAAATGGAGCGTCTTTTACTTGTTTGATGGTGTCAAGGACAATTTTTGCAACTAATTCTTGTGAAATTTCAGATTTTACAATCTGTTCAAGAGTATCGAAATTAGGGGTTGATTGGTATTTGGCGTGGTACTCCTTGGTCATTTGCAAGATAATCTTGAAGTATTTGTTATCAAAATAAGAAATCTCAATTACATCCATAATTGATGTTGAAAATTCTTTATCCACGATAAGTTGGTTTAAAAGTTGTATTTGAAATGTATTCCCTAAGTAGTCAAAGTTCTTGTTCATATTGTAATTTGCGTTCGTCTGTTTAATTAAATATTCACTTGTTTAGGTCAAAGTCCATATATTCCAAACTTAATTTTTGTTCGGAAAAAATGTCAGTTAATTCTCTTAACGTGTTCTTTAAAAATGGTCGTACGTCAACGGTATAACGAACTTTTGGTGGGAATGTTTTTCCATCAAAATATCTATGACAAATTGTCTG